CTAGACTTCGACGAGCGACAACGTGAGCACCGAGTCTCCCCATCGCCCCGCGTCGCTCGGTTTCGGCACTTCCTCACGGATCCCAATGATCCGCACTCGTCGCGTTACCGGCGCCGCGTCGTAATCCACATCCTTGAAATCCACCGTCGCCGCCGCTTCCCATGCACTCCACACATCCGCGATCTGCTCTTGCCCCGTCCGAGGATCGACCGTCCCATCCCGCCGCACCGCCCGGTCTCGCGCTCGCACCGAGAGATGCCAGCGCCGGCGCCGCGCCGGCACGCTCAGCAGCTCGTACTCCGCCCAGAGCGCGGTAAGGACCGGCGCCCAATCAGTCACGCTCGACCACTGCACCCGCAGCTGCAGGAACCGAGAGACGGCGACAGCGGAGCTCACCTCCGCCTCGAGCGTCAGCACGTTCGCTAGCAGCGGCGCGTTGACCGACTGCTGCGCCGCCTGCGTCCACGTCAGCCCGCCGTCGAGCGAGTAGGAGAGCGTCAGCGTCACCGCGTCCGTGCTCGCCGGGTTTCCCCGCACCTCCGGTGCGGCAAACGTCGCTCCGACGTTGCGCCACGCCTTCAACGCGTCAGGAGCGCCAGCATCGAGCAGCGATGTCCGGTATTCGCCGGACTCCCGCAGATCCGGAGCGTCAATGCTCTTGTTCGTAAGCCGGTACAGGTCATAGGTGACCGAGCTCGATCCATCGCGGAAGCACAAGAGATCGAACGTTCCACACCCGGCCAGGAACGCCGGCCAGCACCGCGCCGAGCTCGTCACGTTGCGAATGAGCCACCAGCCGGTCCCGTCGAACGCCCAGACCTGAAATGCGCCGTGGATCGACGTGATGCAGACGATCAGGTAATTCCCCGCGACCGTCGCCCCGTGGCACGCCTGCCCTTCAATCGGCGTCGCTGTCCACCCCTGACGCGTGTTCCCCGCGTTCGGGTTGAACTCCATCACCCGGCCCGTCAACCAGGTGTAGAGCCGGCCGCGATAGCTCAGCAGAAACAGATAATCCTGATCGTCCGTGTAGACCCCGTGCGTAAAGATCGGCTCAGGATCAGCATTCCAATCGCCTGCCTGTGCGTCCCACCGGCCACCGAGCAGCCACAGGCTCCCCGTCTTCGTCGCGATCGCCACCTTCCCCGCGTGCAGCGCCATCCGGCGAGGCACACCATCCAGGACCCGGCTCGCCTCGGTCGTGCCGTCGTCCATCCGAATCATGTGGCCGTCTTGCCCGCCGAAGATCAGGAAGCCCGCGTAGCCGACGCCGCAATTCCCTTTGCGCCCAGCCCGCAGCGTCGCGTTCGTGCCCGCCGCCGTGTCGTGGACCTGGATGTCATTCGTCGAGCCGAAGAGGACGGCCACCTTGCCGGCCTGATGCACCGCCAGGTCGAGGATCTGCTTGCCGGAGCCGTAATCGCTGCGCCGGACGAAATCGGTCCATGCGGTCGCGGAGAGCACGTCCGACCGGTACAGATAGCGGCCGTTGCCAACGTAGATCCGCTCCGCCCCTGGCTCCCCGGCAATCACGCTCGGCGCTCGGTCGCTCGTCCGGACCGTCGTCAGCTCGGTCGCGTCGGTGTACGCCATCACGAACGGCCACGGTTGCACGCCCCGGCCGTCGTACACCGGCCCGCATCCCTCGGCGTCCCAGCCCCGGTCCGTCTCCCACTGCACCGCCCGCCGTTGCCCACCGACGAAATCCCGCACCACCACGCGGCCCGGTCGCGCCTCCGCCTCCCCATCGTTCATCCGCCGGTAGCTCCCCGGCACCACCATGTACACCCCGCCGGCGAGCTCGATATCCCCGACCTGCGCCATTCCTCCCTCCCGCTCGGCCCCTTGCTCCCCGCCGGGAGCGGCCAGCGGCTAACCCCGCGCCGCGCGCCACTCCACGAACGCGAACACCCGCGCGCAACGGCAGTTGACGTGCAGCGGCGGTCGCGGCCCCTCCATCTCCGGCCACGCCAGCCCATGCAGAGGTCCGCACTCCGGGCAGACGCGCTCGTCCGCCGCCGTCTGCCACCGCGTCCAGATCATCGGGACCGCATCGGTCTGTTCGCTCCGCGCCGAGGGCTCCGGCACGAAACCGGTTCCCAGCCACGGATCGTCCACGCCCGGCAGAGCGATCAGCGGCGCGCTCCCCACCGCGGCCACTCCCGCGCTCGCGCTCGTCCCGCGCGGCGGCCCGCCGCCACGACTCATCCGGCCAACCCGCATGCGCTTGACTTGCCCTCGTTGCTACTCCCCCATCCATCCGCCGCGCGCTCGTCGCCACCGCGCCTCGATCAGCCGCTCCGCCTCGCGCGCGAAGCGGTCAGCGAGCGCCGCCATCGCCCCATCGCTCCCCACCCCACGCTTGCCGTCCTCGACCGCCCGCCGCCGAAGCGCGATCGCCGCCGCCAGCGCCACGACGATCTCCTCGTCACCTTCCCGTATCTCGACCGTCGTCACGTCGTCCGCCGGCAGCGACCGGCTCCCCAGGTAATCAATGCGCCAGGTCCCCGCCACGGCCGGCGCCGCCAGCACCAGTTCCGATCCCCACCAGTCCCACGCTTGCTCACCCGTCGCGTTGCCTTCCCGCCTTCGCATCCGCGGCACGACGCGCCCCGCGCCATCCACCACGCGCACAACCTGGCTCCGATCGAGCGGCGGCTGGACTGGAACGCTCGTCGCGCCGCTCGCCACCGCGACGCTCACCGAGCGCTCGGCGGGGAACCGGCTGCCGTAGGTGTGCATCGCTTCCGCCAGAAAATCGTTCAGCGCGGCATCGTCCCAGAGCGGCGTGGCACCCGTGTCCTCCAAGCGCTGCCGGACCGCGCTCCGCAGCTCGGCCCGCGTCGTCATGCCCCCTCCCCGGCGCGGCCATCGCCCGCGATCGCCGCCAGCGCCCGCATCTCTTCCAACACCCGGTCCAGCTCACCCTCCGGATCGTCCCCACCAAGCGCCGCGACCGCCGTCCTCCGCGAGTGAATGCCCGCCGAAACGAGCCGGGCCGCGTTGCGCACCGCGCTCTCCGTGTCGCTCGGCAGCACATTCGGCCAGATCGTCACCGTCCGCCGCAGTCCTCCGAGATCCAACCCACCGAACCGCTCGAGCAGATCCAGCACCCGCGCATTGCGCTCGCGGAAGGCTGCCTCCCACGCCCGGCGCTTGCGCTGCACCTTCTGCACGAGCGGCTGCACCTCGACCTCCAGCGCCGCCCCGCTCAGCACCCGGCCGGAATCCCCGAACGCCGTCCTCGGTGTCTCGCTCAGATCGTGCAGCGCCCGGTAGAGCACGTTGATGTAGTCGATGTGCAGCTGCACACCGCCGCCGGAGAGCAGGTCCAGCAGGTACGCTTTCGCTCCCTCCGGCAGCTCCCACTTCGCGCCCGGCCCGACCGTGATTCCCTCGGAGCCGTCCACGTTCTCCAGCACCGCGATCGGCGCCCCGGAGAGCTCCAGCACCCGCGAGACGACCGACATCCGCGCGTTCAGCTCCCGGCAGACGTCGTAGAGATCGGCCAGGTCGGACTCACCCCAGAAAGCGTGCGATCGCGGGTTGTTCGGAATGACCACGTAGGGAATCCAGCCGTACGGGTTCGGTCCCTCCCGCACCAGCTGCCCCGCGATCTCGACCGTCCAACGCGATGGCGTCCACGTCTCGACCACGCGATAGACGCGCTCTGGCGCCAGCCCCGCCAGCGCGCTGCTCGCCATGATCGGCCCGAACGCTCGCGCCACCGCGGAGCCACTCATGCCGTATGCCTGGACAATGCTCTCGATGCGCCGAGGGTTGTCCGGCTCGCAGCGCGCGACCAGCGTCGCTGGATCGACGCCTACGATCACCGGCTCACCCCGCGTCGCGTCCCACGTCACCTTCAGCGCCGCATCCCCGAGGACCGCCGCATCCACGCACAGCTCCACATCGAGCCGCGCCGCGTCATTCGCGGCCAGCGCCTCGGCCAGCGCCAGCTCAGCTCGCCGCGCCGCCGCCTCCAGCCCCGCGTCGGCCGGAGCCGGCACCGAGAAGGTGACCGGCGCGGGAAATACGTAGGACGCGACTTTGCGGACCAAGGTCCGCGCGTAGTTGAAGGTCAAGCGCGGCTCGCCCGGGCGCCGCTTACCGCTCCACTGTGTCCCCTCGTAGAAGGCAAGCGCTTCCGCGTAACGCGCGAAGCGCCGCTGGTCGGCCTCCGTGACCCATCCGGCCGGCCAGCCGTCCGTCACCGCCGCACACTGCATATCTCCTTCCCTCACTCGACCCATCCACGCTCTGCCGATCAGCGCCACACCGCGCATCCACGTTTGCGCTTCCCGCCGGAGACGCCCCAATCCCACTGCAGTAAACTTTGCCCAATTTCCGAAACGCCCCGGCAGTATTCGTGGTGGGTTGAATCACTGATGGGCTCGAACGCTCATCAAGCCGTCTCTCGCGTTGCCTGTCTCACTGAGCGGTTCACCGTCGTCGGTGACCTCAGCGTCGGTCCCGCCAGCGCGCCGCGACGCCTCCTAAACTCCTCAATGACCCCTCTACCTCGGTGCTCGCGCTCTCATCGCCGGTCCTCGTCCGGCCTGGCCGGCTCAGACAGCCAATCGGCGCGTTTTCGACCGGTCGCCTGCGCGAATCCGACCTCAGCTGCCTCGTGGCCATTACCGAGCCGGAGCGTCCGGCGGAGCGCCGCTTCGCCGCCTACGTTCCCAAGCCCCCGTCCGCCTCGTCCTGCTCCTGCGCTCCGTCCTCGTCATCGGCAACGTCCACATCACCGGCCGCGCCGACCCGCTCGCCCATCTCCTGACGTGGCCCGAGCCATTCATCCCGGTCACCCGCGCGTCGCTGCTCACCGGCGAGACACCGATCTCCACCGACGCGCCCGCGAGAACGCTCACCGTCTTCGTCAATCGCGCCCATCTCGTCGGCACGCTCGCGGCCTTGCCGGCAAGGCCTGACACGGCCGCCGGGTCGTCGTAAGCGCGCACCGCCCTATCGCTTGTCAGAGGCACGCGTTCTGCATTGAGGAGGGGCGACGCGGAATCTGGGGGGCATTCCGCGGAGAGACGGTTGCCGCTTGCCCCTGCGGTGGATGCAAGCGATCAGGAGGAACGCGCGATGACCCAAGACGGGTCCACGCTCCCGCCCGACCTCACCAACATGACGCGTGATGTCCGCAACACCTTAGCGGCGTCGCGAGCGCGCCTGCAGCTGACGCGCCGGCGCATGAACCGGGGTGAGGTCGATTTGGGTCAGTTGGCCGCGGATCTCGCGGATTTGGACCACTGTCTGGATCGCGTCCTCGCGACCCTCGTGATGCTAGAAAGCAACGCGCCCATCACGCCAGGCCAAAGGGAATCAGAGCCCCGCTCCCCTCGCGCTCTCTAGCCCGGCGTTGCCCGAGAGACGCGGGCCGGGCTCTACTGCCAGCGGTCTCTGGGAGGAATTCGGCACCTTGCAAGGAAGGCGCGCGACGCCCGCTTTGTCTCACCGTGGCATCGTTCAGCCAGAAAGCTACCGCCGGTGCGGCGACCATGGCGACTCCGGGCGCCGCCGTTGGCGGGGCCGGTGCTCCAGGTGCCTCCGCGCGACCACGCGATTTGTCGCCTCATCAATCAGGACAAGCTCGCCAACCTCGCCTGCCCGCTGGAGCTCGCTCGCCCATGGATCGAGCGCCGTATGATGCGTCGCCACGCCTGGCACCCGGCCGAGCACTCGTGTGCTCTCGCCTCTTCGATATTCGATCCGAAACCACCGCTCGGCCGCGGCCGACCCGCCCGCCATTCCCATCGCTCACTCCTGCCCGTTTCCGCCGTCATCACTCCCTCGAGCACGGTCAAGAGGCAATGAGCGTCACCATATCGCCGCGTGATTGCCGCCCCGCCTCTCTACGTGACAGAAGGAGCAATGGATGAGAAGCAAGCGGCAAATTCTGTGCCATTCAGGCTAGCCCGATTGGCCATCGCCGCGCAGTACCGCGCATCACCCATCAGTCCCAACGCGATCGGGATACATGTACTTTCACAGATAGAAATGCCCGTCAATCAACGACGCCGCCACCGATTTCATCGGCCCCGCGGTACCTGCCGCGCGCATCGCCCCCAGAACCCGCGCCAGCCACTACCAATTTCTCGTAGGGGCGGACACAGATTCCGCCCGTCGGCCGAAGGCCGACAGACATTGCCCGCCCCTCCTCTGACCGGAACGGAATTCGCCACTCCGGAGCGGCCGACTGCGGCTCCTCGAAAATGGCGCCATTGTGGCCGGCTACGGCTACGGCAAAATCCCCTTGATCCGCGCCACGCCGAGCATCGAAAACACCGCCATCCCCGTGTACCACTTGATCCGCCAGCGCGTCGCGTCCTTCGTCTCGAGCTCGCCGATAGGTTCAATCTGGATCCCACCATGCTCGAGCCCCATCACACCCACGCCCTGGCCGAACTTCACCGCGTAGACGCTCGTGCAGTTATTCGCGGATCCCTGCGTCTGCGTCTCGGAGATGAAATCGTCCACGATCACCGGGATCCCGTCGTAGCTCTCAATCCGCTGACCGAACTGGTTGATGTCCGTCTCCAGGATCGTGCCGCTGCTCCGGCGCAGACTCTTCAGCTTCCGCCGCGTCCGGCGCGACATGAACAGCGCATCCGGCTTCCCCGGCTTCACCAGATCAATCAGCTGATCCATCATGTCGAGCGTCAGCTGCGCCCCATTCGCGCCCGCCGTGATCTCCTGGCCGGACCCGTCCAAAATCATCGTCAGCCCGTCGAAGCTCTTGGGATCCGAAGAGCTATCACCATTGAAGAAGGCATCGGAGAATTTGTGCGCCACGGCCTTCGCCCGCAGCGCGATGATCTCCGCCTCAAGATCCTGCGTGTCCGCGTAGGTGGCAGCGAGGAAATTGTCGACGTCGGCATCCCCGCCCAGGATCTTCAGCGTCGCCGTCACCTCGGTGAACGTCGGCGTCGCCTCCGTCCAGGTGTCTCCGACGTCGTAGAAGCTCGCGGCCGGCATCGTGTTCTCCCGCGTGTAGCGGACCGCCGTGCCCGTCACCTCCATGAACGGCAGCATCTGCAACAGAACGCTCTCTTTGACGATCGTCTCGATCACGCCCCGCAGCAGCATGTCGTTGCTCAGCTTCGCGGCCTCAACCTTCGTCAGCGCCACGCCTCACTCCCTTCAGTGCTCCCCAATCCTCTTGCCTAGCCCCGGCGGGCCGCCGCGATCCCCCGCTTGATCTTCTCGGCGGTCGGCAACGCATCGAGATCCACCACCGCCACGCCTCCGCCCGCTGGCACCTTCGGCGGCTCGGCCGGCGCACCCTCGCTCCCCCGCGATTCACCAGATCCCTGCCGCTCCTGCACCCGCTGCGCCACCGCCTGATACGCGGCCCGCGCCGGCTCCACGCTTGCCATCAGCTCCGCCACGCTCGATCCCTGAATTAGCTCAGGCACCACATCCTGATGCGCGCGCAAAATCAGCTCCCGCACCGCCGCGATCTCGTCTCCGTTCACCGACTCCCCCCGTTCGCCTTCAGCCCCAGCACTCGATTCCTGATTCACCACCTGCCCCGGCTGCTCCACATCCTCGCGCTCCACAACCCCCTCCTCTAGCCCCTTCCTTGACCGAATCGCCCGGACGTGCCCGAATTCATCCACGGCCCTGCGGGCCGTGGGCGGACACAGGTTCCGCCCCTACGAACACACCACACCGCCGCTCCTCACCCCCCGCCCCTTAGCCCCTAACCCCCGACCCCCAACCCCTATCTCCCTACTCCCACTGCCCTCCTCGGCCTCCAGTCCACGCTATCAAGGACAGCCGCCAGCGCCGCGCTCATCACCAAATCGTCGTGACCGCGCCCGTCAGGCACGCCCCATCGCAGCAGCTTCCCCGGACCTGGCCGCGTCTCGTACGTCGTCGCGCGCAGCTGCTCCCAGTAGAGCGCCGTCAACCGACCCTCCGTCGTCCCGGTCGCGGAATCGTCCGCGTATTCCTTGAATCGCCCGGAATCGATCAGCGCCAGGAAATCCCAACCGAGCGCGCTCTTGCTCGCCGCGGTGAAGACGAACGGAATCACCCGCACCGGCGGCTGACCGGCGCGCCGCTCGCCCAGCTCCGCCGACAAGAACGAGGCCAGCCCTGCCCCGATCCCCGTTGCGTCCACCACCACCGCGCTCGCCTTCCAGACATCGCGCGCCAGATCCACGATTTGTGAGTAGAGCGCCGTATGCTTCGCGCCCGTCCACGCCATCCGATCGACGACCCGATAAATCGGCAGCGCTCGCCTATCCGGCTGCCCCCCCGGCCAGGCGATTTCCACAACCGTCAGCGCCGTGCTGTCCCGCCGCGACTCACTCGCAAACGCCAGCGGCCCCGTCCCGGCTTCCTCTTCGCCCGCGACGTCAATCAGGAGCGCATACCGCTTGCCCGGCTCGGCCCGGTGCCGTCGCGGATGATCGCCCTGCATCTGCGCCAATCGTTGCGGCGGGAAGAGCCCGCCGTCCGCATCCAGCTCCTCCAGGCAATACTCCGTGCGGATGAACGGATGCGTCGGCCCGAGCTGTGCCATCCGCGCCCGCACCCGCTCGCCGTACTTCGGCAGCACCTGCTCAACCCGATCCCACGGCACCCGCCAGACCCGCTGGATGCCGTCCTGCCGCTCCAGGTCCTCCAAGTGCCGCATCTGCCGCGCGAGCAGCGTGTCCCGACTCCAGACCGTGCCGAGGAAAACCGTTGTCGCGTTCGTGCTTGCCGCCATCGGATCGAAGACGGCGTCCCACACCTCCGGCTTGATGTCCTGCGCCTCGTTTGCCACGAGTAGCAGGTCCGCCGTCTGTCCCCGCGCGTTCGCCGTCGCTTGCGCCGAGAGGAACCGGGCCGAGGCTTTCCCGACGTAGACGGCGTAGCCATCGCGGACATGCACCCACCGCCCGGAGATCGGGTTCGCCAGCCGATCCAGCAACCGGTCGCGGCTCAGTGTCGCCTGCGGCCGGAACGTCGGCGCCGCCAGCACCGCGTTGCCTCCCTTTTCCCGGTACCGGTGCAGCAGGTACGCCAGCACCTGCGCCAGCAGCTCGTCCTTCCCCGCCTGCCGGCTGAACACCACGACGAACTGCCGCCCCAACCCCCGCACCACACTGTCAACGATCGCTCGCGCCGGCTCGAGCTGATAGTCCCGCAGGGGATACCGCTCCAGCACGAGCCGGGAGAACCCGCCGATGTCGGCCAGCTCACGCCCGAGATCGACCGGCACGTCGTTCCGGGACGCGTAATCCCCCCGCCGCCGGACGCTCCCCCCGTGCGTCATCTCCTGTCCAACCTGCCCTTACGACCCCGCTCCTGCCAATCGAATCGCGATATCGAGCACGATCGCGCTCGCCACCATCCACAACAGCCCGTTCAGCCGCCCCTTGATCTCTCGCAGTTCTTCCTCCAGCGACTCCACCATCTGCCGCGTCACCGCCTCGTATGCCGACGGCGGCTTCAGATCCACCACCGGCTCAGCGCGAATCCGCCTGAGCCGCTCCCGCAGCTCTGCCTCCGCCACATCACACCTCCGGGAAGATCGAAAGACGCGTCATCCCATCGCGCGGCATCCGCTAGCAATGCCGCGCCGCACTTCGCGGGTCATTCGTCGTACCGCCGGCCCGACAGGCCGCGCTCCCGCGCTTAGGTCTCCAATTCCGCCAGGAACCGATTGATCGCTTCCGTCAGCCCTTGTCCCGTCTCGCCCGCGATCGCCCGCTGTGCTCGGGCCGCCTGTGTCGTCGCGCTCACCAAGCGCGCCACACCGGCTACCAGCTTCCCGAGATCCGCTTCCTCGAGCAGCAGCCGCGCCAGCACGATCCGCAGCGCCCCGATCTCATCGGCCAATCCAGGCTCGGCCGCCGCCTGCGCCATCACCGCCTGCACATCGGCGTCGAACAATTGCCGATAATCGCCCTGCGCCAGCCGCCGGCGGAACTCCTCTCGCGCGTGCTGCCGCTCGTCGGTCGCCTCCTCATCCGCGGCCCCGTGCGCCCGGCACCACTCCGCGCCGCGCCGGACGAACCGGCCACACCCCGGCGCCGCGCACCGCTTCCGGTCCAT